AGTTTGCTCCTGCCATAACGTGAAGAAGCAATGACCTGGTGGTCCGTGACTTCCCTACGCTGGCATTATCCAGATCAGGTGATACGGGTATTTCTTACTAATTCCTGTTACTAGTTGATAATAAATAAGTTTTTAAGAATGCATAAATTAAAAACCTCAAAACTGACCACACAACTGACCACACATTTCGTTGAAGCTCTACGAACAACGACGAACAATAACAAACAAAAGGGAAATTTGCTGGGGGTTTTGCGTAACCGTTATCATTTTCCGGCTATCCGTCATGAAGCTGGTGGATGATCTGCGTGGTGATTTCCACCATTCAGAGCAGGGGCGGTCATCATGACCATGCCATAACAAAAACCCCATATTCGTGGGTTTTCTGTGTTGTGGCTATTCTGCCGTTGCCGTGCTGGTGGATATTTCCGGTATGTGGCTCACCATATCGGCATCAGGCCCACCAGCGTGAAGCGTTTTTCATTTTTCGCGGGTATAAAAAATCGATGGGGCTGGCAGTCCGGAAGACGTCAGGGTACAGAGATTTGACCCGCCCCTCCCTGTGCATGAGCACAATAAGTAACCGAAGGCGGAATTCCGCCCTCGGTGCTCACATATGAGAAACGATATTTCTTACACCGATACCCTTTATTTGGGTATCGCGAGTAAGCCCCAAAATCTGGGTGTTACTCTTACTACCCAAACTACGGGTAGTTTCATAGTCGAGTTGCAGATCTGCAACTCGCCACCAGTTGCTAAGTGCATTTTTGCACTTTCGGTAATATCAACCAGTTACCGCCGTAAGTGCTCCGGCTTCCTCCACTGGTAAGTATTTTTCGCGCTCTCCCTCCGTTGTTGAGAACGGCGACGGTATGCCAGCAACTCAAGAACTCTGGTTCGTATGTTGCGCATATCCACGCCGTTAAGCTCAATACCGTCACGGCGCATTACCTCAGCCACCACACGCGCGTAATTTTCGGCTATCACGCTGTCCGGCTGTGTAGCCTGTTCGTCAGGCTGCTGACTGATTCCGGTAATGCGGCGAATTATTTTTAGTAGATCAGTTTCAGTCATTCTCGTCATACCCCATCAAATGCCGCAAGTCGCTCTTTCTGGCTGTCGCTCATATCAAATGCAAATTCCTCATGCTCAGCCTGGAATGTGCCAAACGCCATCAGCGCCGCAACGCTCGGGTCTATCTTATTGGATGATTTTTTCTTGTTCGGCTTGATATTGGCGTTCGCGTCACTCTGCATCACAACATTACTCATTGACCAGGCCAGCACCGGATCACCACGATGAACAATCACCTTCCGGTTAACAAAAACTTCGAACGATTTCGCCGCCGGACTAAAACGAAGGTACGTTTGCGGGAACGGCTCCACCTCAAATCCCGCTCCCTGTAGCTGCGTCCTCAGGTGCGTGGCGTTCCATGTATCGAAACCCACCAGCCTGATATTGAAATTCTCTGCATCCGCCATGATGTCATCACGGATACGGTCATAATCAATGCAGTCACCCGGTGTTGTGCGTATCCAGCCCGCCTTTGCCCACTGGCGATAGATGGCGCGGTTTTTATTGGCAGGGTTCTGTAGCTGAAATTCCGGTAGATAGTGACGTGAAACCAGCATAATCTTTTTACCGACCGGAAAGGCATAGCACACGCTGGAAATATCGCTGGTTGATGATAAGTCCAGCCCCGCATAGCACTCCTGCCCGTATAAATCCGCCTCAGCGAACGTTCCGGCGCACTCCGCCCATGCACCGTTACCCATCCACGGCGTAGCCCCCTGACACCAGATATTGAATCGCTTGGTGAGCATTTCCACCCACTGCGACGGAATACCCCGCGCTTTCTGGATGGTTGAGGCAAGTTTTTCACGATCGACGGAAACATCGATATTGGGATTCGCCTTTATCCACATCGCCGGATCGTCAACCTCGCTTTCATCATCCAGCTCGTAAATCAGTACGAACATGGATTCGTTCACCTCTTCACCATCCAGTATCTGGCAGCAATAGTCGTAGTGTTGTTTACAGGCTGAAACAACGTTGCTCCCCGATGTGGTGATGGCAAATAACAGCCCCTCCGGACGCGCCCCCATCCCCAGTTCAAGTGCGGAATAAACCCCGTTGTCTGGGTGCAGGTGATATTCATCCACAATGGCAAGACTCGGGTTTGTCCCCTCAATGGTTGCCGCTTTTGCTGCCAGTGGCTTTAACAGGCTGTTGGTTTTCGGGTGTATCACCTTGTGCGCCTGAATATTTACCCGCTTTCGTAACGGTCGGGATAAAAGGCACATCTGACGCGCATCATCAAACACGATCCGCGCCTGATCACGACTCACGGCGGCGGTGTAAATATCCTGCTGCCCGTTTTCCATAACCAGAAACCAGTTAGCCAGGATAGCGGCGACCGTGGATTTGGCATTTTTTCGCGGTACTTCAATGAATGCGCTGGTGTATTTGCGCCGTCCGGTGGCCTTAACCTTAAATCCCAGGATGCAGGCAAAGGCGAACTGCTGCCACGGCTCAAGTTCAATGGGGCTACCGCGCATTGCGCCTTTTACGTGCGGGCACACCCGGGAAAAGGCAATAAACCGCTCCACGACCTCCGGATCGAACGTGTAAAGGGAGTTTTCAAGGTCAGAAAAATACCGTTTAACAGCCTGTTTCAGTCGTTTACAGGCCGTAATTTTGCCGTTTTTTACGCCTTCTGCGTACTCATGCCAGGCGGTCAAGTTCGTCCTCTTCCTCTGTTTCCGGTGGATTTCTGCGACGGCTTACCGGGTCAAAACCCAGCAAAGAAGCCATTTTGATCATTATTCTTTCTGCGTCAGCCTTTGCGCTCAGTGCGGGGTTTCTGCTCTCGCTGCCCTGACTGTTAACAATGCTGAACCCGCGCGTCGCAAGGTCTTCGACGGCTTTGCGGTATATAGAGTAGTTAACGCAATACAGTTCCAGATTGCTCCAGTCGGCGGGGGTAAGGTCTTCCCGCCCGGAAAGCTGGCGCGATTTTTCCTTCCACTGCCTGACCGCGATTTCATCCAGGTAAGCGGGGGCTTTTGGTGGTCTTGCCATGTTCTTTTTTCGCCCAATTATTTTCAAAAAAATTACCGTGCACAAAAATTTGAGGGGGCGGTCGGTGTCCGGCAGGGACGGTTTCGTCCTGAAAACCACCCCCACCCCCTCTGACGGCCTCACCAGCGATTGCGAAAACATTCCATGACCTCGCGGTCACGGTCGGTTAATCGCTTCGCTGTGGTGCGTTTTGTGCGCCCTGTCCTGTTGGCTTTGTGCTCTGTCTCCTGTGTCTTCCATGTGTCACGCTGCCTTATCAGTCCACGTATCAGCCTGGTTTGCTCCTGTTCAGTCATCATCGCCATACATCCAGTCGTTACGGTGTGCCGCCCGTTCTTCCTGCTCGCGATACATGCCCGCTTTACGGTTTGCTTTCGTGGCTGGATCTTCCCGTGTCGTCTTACGGTTGTGGCACGTCTGGCACAATGCCTGGTGATTCCACTCAGGCCAGAAGAGAACATCACCGCCGCCATTGATGGGAATGATGTGATCCACCACAAGAGCTGGCGTATAAATCCCCTTAGCCAGACAACGCACGCATAACGGGTTTTTGCTCAGGTACAGGGCGCGGTATTTGTCCCACTGTCGGGAATACCCGCGCGCGCGGCGGTGTCCCCGTCTGGCATCCTCTGCACGCCATGCAGCCCGCCTGTGCTCTTCACACTTGCCGGACTTCACGCGCTTATTACAGCCAGGCTCAGTGCATCGCCTTAATGGTTGCCACGGCATCAGTACACCCCTACGTCACGATAAACTGACCAGAGCGCAGAAATAGCCATAGGCAGTTCCGAGTGCTCCACTGGTGAAACCGCTTCCCGGTTCTCGTACAGGAAAGCGATGTACATCAGGCAACCAACACGCATTGCCGGGGTAAATTCCAGCCCGTCTTCAAAACGTTTCCCGATATGCTTCTGGCAGGCTTCCAGCGCCGCATCGGTATACATTTTCAGAAGTTCGCCTTCACCGGATAAATCATCATCAAGTCGAAGATGTGCCCTGACTTCATCAGGTGTAATTCTGGCTTCACTCATCTTTTCTCCCTTTAATTTCCACAGTCTGTTTCCATGCCTGGCTGAACTCATCACCACCTTCACGCGGCGGCATACCCTCACGCTCACGGGCTTCGTTCGGATTCATGATCCCGTTCTTAATCCCTTTCTCATACGTGGCATAACGTTCGGTGGGTGTGGCGCGTAATAAATCGGCTGAATCAAACTCAACCAGATAACGGGTACCAGGTACGGGAGAAGCCACCAGCAAAGCGGCCTTGATTTGCTGTTCGAAGTTCGCTAGCCACGGGCGCATTGTCATGGTCAGAAACGCGCGGCTTGCCTCGCTGAAATTGCTGTAGGTGCTGTTGCTGTATTCCTGCAGAAAAATAGGCGATACGTTGAACATGCGGGCGATGTCTTCAATGGAGAAGCGACGGGAGGCCAGCCATTCCGCATCCTGGTTACTCATTCCCAGTTGCCTGTAATCCATGCCCCCTTCAAGGATTGGCGTTTTTCCGGCATTTTTCGCCCCCTTGTAGCGTTCCAGAGCATCCAATGCCTGTTTACCTTTCACGCCGTCCAGCCATTCGCCTGACGTGATAATCCCTGCCGCCATCATGCCATCTTTCATAATGCTGGCTCCGTGACGCTGTTGAGCAAGGCCAAGCCCCAGCGCCTCACGGCAAATCGTGACGGGGGAACGCCCCAGAAAGCCATCATCCGAGGCATAGCGGAGATGCAAAACTTCTTCCTGTAAATACGTGCGCACCGTTCCTGTACAGGGTTCGGTGATGGTATAGCGGTATTTGTGTGCGCCTGTGCGTTCCGGTACAACACACCCCGGCGCATAAGGATGAAGTGATTTTGGCTGCCCGTCCTGCCCCCACTCAATAACCGCATAGGCGTTACCGTTCAGCAGGCAGTGACGCATCATTGTGCGTTTAAACTGGTAAGGTGTCTGGCACGAATTAGGCTGCTCATTCAGCAGAATATCTACCGGGTGACTGTCCAGCCATTCCCGCGCCTCCCTGCCCTTGTCATTACGTACCAGATACAGATAACACGGCATCGTGGCCACCGCCTCAGCGATGACAGAAACCGCATTCATCACTGCAGGCAATGATTCAGCCGTCCCGGCAGAAACATATTCTCCGGATCCGGTATTCGGTACGCCGGACAGCGCCAGAAAATCATCAATGGACAGGTTACGCTGCTCGCTTTTTTTACGACTAAAAGGCCACCACATATCACAACCCCGCCAGCTCAGACCAGCGATGACGATTATTTCCTGTCGGACGTAATTCAGGGTGCTGTGCAAACAACGAACGGTGGGCAATCTCCACGCCAGATTCTGGATAAGCAGGCATCGACGTTATTGTGATTTCACGGAGTTCAGCGGCGGTTACGGTACGCAGATACGGTTTTTGCGCGATACTCCACTCCTCGCATAATGCGCGAAAACCAAAGCTCATTCCTGTAATGTCGCCACGCTCCACCAGCGTAAGCACATCTTTTCCAAGCTGGGTATCCGGCGGTGTCAGTTCAAAACGTAACCCGGTGTTATCCTCAGTCAGTACCAGAGTGCCGGATTTGGTGCGCCCCAGCAGTTGGGTATAGTCATGCTCATACAGGCAGCGCACATCATTACCCGTCGCCAGATAGTCAGCAAAAGCCCCCGGCGTGAACTGTTCGCGGAATTCGTCCCAGATAATTTCTGAAAGGCTGTTCCAGCGAACGGCATACCCCACCAGCTTTTTATTGCTGGCGGTCAGTTCAGATGTGCGGATTTCAAAATCGGTGTTTTTCATCGGTGTACTCCATAAAGCTGAAAAAGGAGGCCGCAGCCTCCTCCTTACTCATGACTAGCCAGCTTTCATTTCCAGAATTTTGATGGCGTTTGAATCCACCACACCACCGCCCAGATATTTATCCGTGTGGACCTTGTAGAATCCGGGTTCAGTAATGTTGTCCGGTCGGGTGCGAATCCCTGTTACATGATCAACGATGAAATAACCACGACTGAAATCGCCAACCGCTAGCGGTGCTTTTCCTGCGCCGATGTCCGGCATGGACTCCAGGCAGTAAACAGGACGACCAAGCAACATATCCGGCGCACCTTCTTTAAGGCTGTCGCGCCAGATATAATCGCCGTTCTCATTTTTCAGCTTCTGTAGTGTCCCTGCCGTGCCCGAGTTCATCACCCAGACGGCATTTTTGCGGTATTTCGCTTTCAGCTTGTAGAGAATGTCGATCAGTTCGTCCGCTGTAATGGCGGTTCCACTTGCCGCTACTATTTTTTCAATGGTGCCAAAAGCGCGGGTTTTGTCACTGGTCGCCGCACGGGTGTAAGCCATGAAGCCTTTCGGCTTGCCGTTACCGTCGCCATTAACAAAATCATCCTCTTCGGTGCTGGCGAACGTGTCGGCAATTTCGGAGGATAACCAGCCCAGAATATCCACCTCTGAAAAATCCAGGATTTCCTGCGTGGTTTTCGGGTAGGCGTAGATCGGATTCAACTTGATGGTTACGCGTTCAATTTTCGGGGTGTTGGTTTCACTGCGTGCGCTGCCTTCTGTGCCTCGTCCTACAGTTGCGCCGCCAGTGGAAACCAGTTTCTGAAACTCATTTGATTTTGCGGTCTTCACGGTCGCGATCACGCGCATAACACTGTCATCCTGTAGCTGGCGCATGACTTCGCGATCAAGCTCAGGAATTACGGTATATCCGCCATCCCTGCCGCTGTCAGTGCTGGTGGACAGTGATCGCACATCTCCGGTTACGATGTAGTTACGCAATTCATCAGATGATAATTTCTGGATGCCCGTTCCTGGCTTGCTGCGTTCTTCATCAGCCACAGACTCGAGGCGGGAAATTTCTGTGTCGAGGGCATCAGCTTTTGCACGCAGTTCATCAAACTGTTTGCCTTCTTCAGCGTTCAGACTACGGTTTTCACTGTCGGCTTTTTCCAGCAGGGATCGCATCTGGTTTTTCAGGGCGTTTTTTTGCTGGCGGAGTTCGATTAATTTCTTCATGAAGGTTTTCTCGTATTGGTTAAGATTCAGGACGTGAAACCAACACGGGGGGAGCGCCGCCCGACACTCTCGGCATCTCGCAGATCAACCCGGCATCGCGCAGGGGGTCAGGCGGCATTGTGGCGGCTCACGTCTGAGTGCCACGCTCCAACATATACATAAAAATCAGTATGTAAACACCTGTCAGTCAGACCGAACAACCACGAAAGAACACGAACAAATAATTTACAAAAGAAGTAAACCATGGCCTATTATTGCTGTCTCTGACTACAACAAAGGACGCATCATGAATTTAAGCGCAATGGTATACCCTGATACTTTCATAATTAATGGCGAATCATTCAGAGGTAAAAGAAACGCAAAAGAAAACAAGGTATTAATTCCATATACAAATGAACCGGAAGTAACTATTGGTCAACACATTATCCAGCGTGTCGGTAAAAACGAGATAAATCTAAAAATTATAGATATGAAGTTGCTTCCCAATGTAACCCGCAGACAGGGAACCAATCATCAAAATATGTTGACTCTCTATATTGAAAATATCACGGGAAATGAACATATGACGCCAACTAAAAGTAATACATTTAACATTGGTTCAATTAGTGGTGATCAAGTGCAGATAGGTGAGCATAACCATATGCTGGTAAACATCAGCATCACTGAACTGGTTGAAAAAGTCGCTAAATCGGGGGATGTACAAGCCAAATCAGTATTAAAGCAGTTACTGGAAAACAGTACCGTTGCCAGCATTGTTGGGGCTGGCGCAAGTGCCCTAATAGGCTTACTGTAAAAAAATGGCCTGGATTTTACCAGGCCTTTATTATTTTACCGTTTCACGGGATCTCGCATTCTGCGCCTTATTTTCCACAGATATTCGATCATCGCTTCCACCTGCTCACGGTTGGTTGCGAAAATTTCCCCGGTCAGTGAGCTACGCAGAAAATCATGATGATCCACAACAAACAACGCATCGGAAGAAAGCAGACGGCGATATTTTTTTGCTGTCATGGTTTCCAGATCATCAAAATCATGAAACTTTTTATGTTGCTGGACTTCTTCAAATGTCACTGGAATGTCCCCTCTGTTGTCGCTAAAACGGTATGTTGTCCCCGTACGGATCATCGTGCTGACCCGTCTGCTGTTTTGCCCTGTTCAGTGCGTCAGTGGCCTGCCCCTGCTGGCCTTTTTTGCCGCCCGGTCGCGCTGTTCGCGCACTGATCACGCTGTCTGCGATAACCTGCCAGCCCTGCCGCGTTTCGCCGTTCTGGCCTGTCCACTGGCTTACCTGCATGTTACCCGCCACGCTCACCAGTTCGCCTTTGTGGTGTTTTGCCAGTGCGTCGGCCTGTCTGCCAAACGCCAGGACGGATAACCACATCATCGCCGTTCCGTCATCTGCCTGGCTGCACGGAAGGGGGACCGCCATACTAGCCATCGTCATTTGTGTACCCTTGCTGGTGGTCTTTAACTGCGGGTCAGCCACCAGCCGCCCGTAAGCCGCTATCTGTGCTGTCATGCTGTCTGCTCTCCGGTTTTAACGTTGATGGTTGTCACCTGTTCCGCTTCGGCAATCTCCCGTTCTGTCAGCGTGGCAAAGTTTGCAGCTGCCGTTGTCATGAATGCGCTAATCAGTTCGGGAAGTGCTTTCGCATATCCTTCCCCGGCGTTGCGGTCGATGATTTTTATCGACACCCTTAACCAGTGTTCCGTCAAATCAAGGGCGTGCGATTGTGATTTTTTTGTGTGCTTCGCTGTCATAGGCTTTATCTCACAGCAGTAAATTAAAATTTTTGCGTTTTAACCCTTCACCTGTTCACCTTTTGATATTTTCCATTTAAATTCATACTGTTAAGGGGTGAACAGTTTCACAAAAACTATTCACCAACTGTTCACCACTGTTCACCCTTGAAGCTCAATAAACAACCAAAAAGGTGAACAGTGAATAGTTTGGTGAACAGTTCATAAATAACTGTTCACCCTATAATATACTGATATAAAAGATAATTATGACAGGGTGAACAGTGGTGAACAGTTATTCAATAAGTTTAATTTTTGCTATCGTCATTAGTGACCGATACACATGATGGCATCCAGTCTTCTGATTCCTCCGTCAGTGTCACGTTTGAACGAAAACCGTGCTTCGTTTTCCGTTTCATATACTCCCTGCCATATTCCGCCATTGCCCCCGGCATATCTTTACCGAAGCGCGTCAGTGTTACAGGTTTACCAAACCCATGTGCCCTCATATAAGCCAGATAGGCATGATAGAGATACCTGCGTGGGCTGAATGGCACAATTTCAGCATTACCCACTAACAGGCCATCACACATTACCGACGCCATGAGATAGCCGCAGAAGTCCACCAGCGAATCCCCCTCTCGCTTTATCGCCAGTGCTTCTTCAGATTTCTGCTGCTCATATAACAGGCGTCTGGCTTCGTCCTGGTCAGCAAACCGTGTAAGCAGATGGCGAATCACTACCGCCAGCTCACCTTCTATTTTTTCCGCCAGCATTGGATCGCGTTCGTTCTCCGGTACAACTTCCGAAAAATTGAATATCACCCGACGACGTGAGATCCCCCCGCTGCGGTCACTGAATGACATGGCGTTATTGTTAACCGCCAGCACTACTGCCGGAATACGCGTTGAGTAGGGGGCTTTGTGTTTCGGGTCAATTGCCACCTTGTCACCGCCTGTAATAGCCTTAATCCCTGCCCCATCACCAGCGTAGCGGGTCATATCCGGCATGATAATCAGCGAAAAGCCAACCACTAACGCGCGTTCCCTTGCATCTTCCAGCGCCTTCATGCTTGCCGATACTGTGTTGGCCTTACCCGCCAGCATGGTGCAAATCTCCGCCATCACGCTTTTACCACTTCCCCCTGGACCTGTTACCTCAATGAATAACTGCCAGTCGTACCGGTTCGCCAGCACCATGAATAATGCAGCCAGTACGCGATCCGCCTTGCGGTCATTCTCAGCCACCGAACGGCGTAACCACTTCCAGAAATTCGGCGCATGTGTTGCCAGCGTTTCCCCCTCTGCTGGTGGGCTGAAAGGTAATTCACTGGCAATTAACAACCAGTCGTTTTTGTTATGCTCCCGAAAATTACCTGTTCTGGTATCAAATACCCCGTTACTGAATCCAATCAGGTTACGGGCTGTATTCCCCATTACAGGCAAACTTAACTTCATGGTATCGACCGCCGATTTAATGGCGTTCTGCGAATAGCTGATCTCCGCATCAATGAAAATCTGTGCCATAGCTCGCTGTAATTCTTTATCCTGTACTGGCTCCCATACAACGCCGTTGTAATGGTGAACAGTGTCAGAGTCAGCATGAATCGCCAGTTCACCGCCATAATGTGCCAGGAGAACTTCGCCGCGTTGACTTGCTCCCATCTGGTTAAGCGCCAGTGATGAAGCGTTATCGTCTTTTACCCGCTCTTTTTTCTTTACAGGCAGTTCAACTACCTTTTTCTTTTCCGCCTGCTCTGCCCGTTCACGTTCCAGATATTCGCGCCAGTTCTCCCGTTTCTGGCTGTGCATTCCTTCAGGGTAATAATCAGCATCCCTGACACCTGCCACTGCCAGTTTCTGCCCGATGGTATTAACAAGCCCCGGACGCAATAACCCCGCCTGATAGAGACGCACGCGATAGCGTCCGTCCGGTACGATTTGCAGGTTGTCCAGTTCGGCAAGTTGTTGCTCTCCAAGCCAGACAGGTGGCACGTTATCGCCAGCCAGTCGCCCGTCCTGTTCCTGCCACTGTTTCGCATGTGCCCACGCATCACTACCCGCAAAAATGATGACTTCCGTCATTTTGTCACGCGGCTGGTGTTTTAAATTTGGCGCTTTTTTCATTTCTGCTCTCTCCACGCGGCAATCATGTTTTTTAGTTCCTGTAGTTTTTTATCAACATCCATACATGACACATGGTTATTTCTGGAAAGCGGGATTTCCCGACTGAATCTGCTAATAAAGATCTCCACGTTCAGCGAACTAAGAAATGAATAGCCATCACGGATAAAATACACACGGTCAAACATCAGTTCTTTTACCGTTACTCTGTTACCGTTCTTATCCAGATAAATAGCGCCGGGGATAATTTGGGGGTGTGCATAACCGCTGGCAGTCAAGCCAGATAAATACGTTCTCATGATTATTTATCCCCGATTTGAATCAGTATTCGCTTTCTTTATAGCATTTAATGCATCTGTGGCATTTTCAATGGTGCACCGTAACGAAATATCAAAATGTCCAAGCATTGCCAGTAACAAACCGATATTACCCATATCAATGCGCATGGCCTTTTCGTCATAGTCCTCATTTTCTGACGCATGCCACATCAGGCTACCAATTGACGCAACAGCCATTGATATATTGTCAGTAGCCCCATCCGCAGCGGAATAAATCTTTTTAGCAATATCATGCTCACAGTTAAAATGCGGATTAATCAGGTACTGGTAATTTGACATATCAGGCATGGCACACCCCCTGACGAATACGGGCGGCGAATACCATCACGCAGCCAGCCGGGGATTGCTGGCGTGCTTCCTGTTCGCTGGTGGCCACGATGTGAATCACGCGCGGTTGTGCGGTGCTCAGGGCGATAAAACGCCAGATGTATTTATTCAGGTTGTACGAGTCCCGCCCTTGCGGGTGTATGGTATGATTTCTCATAGCTGCCTCGATAATCTTGCTATCGTTGGTGGTTAGAAGCCCCGTTACTGCTCCTACAGTGCGGGGTTTCGTCGTTTCTGCACCTTGCATTAACAAGGTGTAAGTAACTTTATTTATAGGTGGCTTACATGTCAATGCTTTTATGTAAGACTTTTTATGTGTATATTGTCTTACACTTTCATTGAGAGGATTACAGATGGCTACAGGTTCAAAAAACGCAAAATCACAATCACTGACAGCTCGGATCCCGCATGATGTTATTGAAGGCATGGAATCCGTAAAACTGGACGGTGAAAGCAACGCCGGATTCATAGTAACCGCCATGCGCGGTGAAATCGCCCGCCGCCAGGCAGAAGGAAGCGGAGAAAACCTCCTGGTTTCTTCGCTCGATGCCCTAGCGCAGGTGGAAAAAATCGGAGTCAAAGCCGCCGAGGAGATCGGGCAACTCGTCACCGTCGCGCGTGAAGAACTCCAGCGACGCAAGGTCAAAGAGCAGGAATAG